CCACGCTGGGTACTACAATACTGGGGCACAGAAGTATGTCGTAAAGCATTCCACGATGATATTTGGATTGCCAGCTTAGAGAATAAACTTCGCAACAGTAAAGACGATATTGTTATTAGTGATTGCCGTTTCCCTAATGAAATCAAATCAATTAAAGAAGCAGGCGGCATTGTAATTCGTGTAAAACGTGGTGACGATCCTGAATGGTATAAAGACGCTTGCGATATGAATGCCGGTGATCGTTGTATGAATTACATGATGGCAAAAACTAGGATGCAACAGTTAGGTATCCATGCTAGTGAAACTGCATGGTGTGGAACTAAGTTTGATGCGATTATTCCTAATGATACTACTATCGATGACTTATTTGAACAGGTTAAAGATCTGGTATCAAATCACCTTGTTTCCACTTAATTCCTTCTTTGTGTAGAACCCGCTGACAGTTAGCACATACAGTTTTTAAGTTTGCGGGCCTACAGTTGTTTAAATCACCGTCTACGTGAAATACTGCAAACACTTCTTTGTGCGGACTTTTAAATCCACATTTATCGCAAGATGATTTAGGGCGGTATCCAGATGTAAACCATCTAGGTAATTTAACTCCTCGTGAGCAAGCACCACACTGGCTTCTATAGTAAGGCTTGCCTAATTTATAGTAATTAATAGCAACGGGCCGCAGTCCGCAGTCACATAATGGTCTCATATTTTATTTAAGCCTTTTTAGAACCTTTTCTAGACTGTATATCATATACAAAAAGCCAAAATCCACTAAATACAATTAGAAATAGTATTCATTGGAGATCACAAAATGGCTCAACTAAGTTCACCAGGCGTAGCAGTTACCGTAATAGACGAATCGTTCTATACACCTGCCGCACCAGGTACAACACCTTTAATTATCGTTGCCTCTGCTGAAAGCAAGCAAAACGGATCAGCAACCGGAATTGCTGGAGGTACACTTGCCGCTAACGCTGGCCAAGTTTATCTATTAACAAGTCAGAAAGATTTGGCAGACACATTTGGTACACCTGTGTTTAAAACTGACGCTAATAACAATCCTATTCATGCTGGTGAACAGAACGAATATGGTTTACAAGCGGCATACAGTTATCTAGGTGTAAGCAATCGTGCGTATGTTGTACGTGCTAATATTGACTTAAATCAACTAGATGCGTTAGCCGATGCTCCACTAGGTGATCCAGAAGACAACACATACTGGTTCGATACAGCATCGACACAATACGGTATTTTTGAATGGAATAGTGCTAGCGCAAGAACAACTGGCGGCCAGACATTCACAATTAAATATCCAACAATTATTACTGCTGCAAGTAAATTATCAGACGGCGCAGGTAGCGCACCACGTGCTAGTATTGGCTACGTTGGTGACTACGCAATCGACGCAACTACTACCGTAAATACTTTATACTTTAAAAATTCTTTTGGATTATGGGTAGAAGTTGGTAGTTCAGATTGGGTAGCAAGCTGGCCAGCAGTAACTGGTACACAAGCTCTACCAACATTAGGTAGCGGCAAGTCTATCAAAATTAACAGTAATGTATTTGATGATCCAGTTAACTTAGCTGGTTTAATTACGGCTATCAACGCAAGCTCACCACTACAAGGGCTTGGCATCAGTGCTGAAAATGTCAATGGAAAGTTAGCACTATATAGCGATAGCACAACTATCCACATAGAAGCACAGAATGGTAATGCTGGTCTATCAGCATTAGGCTTAACAGCAGGTTACTATGCTCCGCCAAAGTTAACTATTGCGCCACACACAAGTGTTCCACAATACAAAACATTCGATATAACGCCACGTCCAACTGGTTCAATTTGGGTTAAAACAACTGAACCAAATAACGGAGCACGTTGGAGAGTTAAGAATTACAATTCAGCATCCGGTGCTTGGATTGAAAAGGCTGCGCCTTTATACACAGATAATCATGCTGCATTGGCCAGTTTAGATTCAGCAGGCGGCGGTATTAACTTACCTTTAAAAACAATCTATGTACAGTATAATACAGACGAAGGCGGCGCGGCTCATACTGGTCCACAACTAGCTAACTTCAAATTATTCTATCGTGCTGGTGTTGGCGCAACAACTATTCAGTCTGTTAATATGTCAACTAGCCCATTTACTGCCGGCAGAGATGTATCATTTACTATCTCAGAAAGTTTAACAGGATCTGCTACGTTAGGTAGCCCAGTTACTATTGCTTTTAGTACATTAGGGTCAACAGCCGGTACTGGCGATGCTGAAGAATTAGTAGCACAAATTGGTAGTTCAGGACTAGTTAATATCAACGCTGAATATGATGCGGTAACTGGTAAAGTTACAATTAGTCACAAACAGGGTGGAGACTTTAGAATCGTTGACAGCAGTGAAACTGGTGCTGAATTATCACACATTTTTACAGCTTATCATTCTAGTCCAGATAATGCCGGTTTAGCAACACGCAACCTTTGGAGAGATCCAAGCGATCCTACAGATGATACTAAGTATCTAGCAAGTTTATGGTCATCAACTGTTATTAGCGCAGCCGGTTCACGTATTGGTTTTGCTAACGCGAGTGCCGATGCTCCGTCGACTATCCCTGCTGATGGAAAATTATGGTACAATTCAATGATCGACGAAGTCGATATCATGGTTCATAATGGATCACATTGGGTTGGATACTTAAATTACGATCAAACTGCCCCAGGCGGTGACGCAACTGACCCAGCTGGCCCGATTGTTAGCGCAACACGCCCAACTGTACAAAGTGACGGCACAGCATTAAGTAACGGCGATCTTTGGGTTGATACTAGTGATTTAGAAAACTTTCCAAAGATTTATAAGTTTAACTATGTAACTAAAAAATGGGTGTTAGTTGATAATTCAGATCAGAGTTCAGAATCCGGCATTTTGTTCCACGACGCACGTTGGTCAGGAGCAGGTGACGATGTTGAATCAGATTCAATTGCTAAACTATTAACATATGATTTCTTAGATCCAGATGCTCCAGATCCAGCATTATATCCAAAAGGTATGTTGCTATGGAACTTACGTCGCTCAGGATTTAACGTTAAGCGTTTTGTACGTGACTATATTAATGTCGAAGCCGACAATCATCGTCAAATCGGCAATCCGTCAATGAGCGAGTACTATCCACATCGTTGGGTAAGTGAAGCTGGTAACCAAGAAGATGGCTCTGGAACATTCGGTCGCAAGGCACAACGTAAAGTTGTTATTCAAGCGTTACAAGCTCTTGTAAATGCTAACCAACAAATCCGTGATGAAGAATCACGTGTGTTTAACTTAATTGCTTGCCCAGGTTATTCTGAGCTAGTGGGCGAAATGGTTAGCTTAAACTATGATCGCGGACTAACAGCGTTTGTGGTTGCTGATACTCCTGCTCGTTTACATCCAGATGCTACTACATTAAGTAACTGGGGTAATAACGTTAACGGTGCGTTAGAAGATAACGACAAGGGTCTTGTATCAAGTGACGAATATCTAGGCTTCTTCTATCCATGGGGTTACACTAGTGACAACATTGGTAACAACGTAGTTGTTCCTCCAAGCCATATGATGTTACGTACAATCGCCCTAAGCGATAACGTATCGTATCCATGGTTTGCTCCAGCTGGTACACGTCGTGGTGGTATTACTAACGCAACAGCAGTTGGTTATATTACTAGTGAAGGCGAGTTCCAATCAGTAGCATTGAACAACGGACAACGTGATACATTAGCAAGCATTAAAGTTAATCCGTTAACATTTATTACAGGTACAGGCTTGGTTAACTACGGACAATACACTCGCGCTAAAAACGCAAGTAGCTTAGATCGTATTAACGTAGCACGTTTGGTAATTTATCTACGCAGACAGTTTGCGCAATTGGCCAAACCATATGTGTTTGAACCAAACGATACAATTACACGTAATGAAATTAAGGGTGCAGCAGAAAGCCTATTGTTAGAATTAGTAGGACAACGTGCGCTATACGACTACCTAGTAGTGTGTGATACAAGCAACAACACACCAGCTAGAATCGATCGTAGTGAACTATATCTAGATGTAGCGATTGAGCCAGTAAAAGCAGTGGAATTTATTTACATTCCATTACGCTTGAAGAATACTGGTGAAATTAAAGGTCTAGGAAAATAAACGGAGCATAAAATATGTCAATCGCATCATTATCTAGATTTACAGTACCGTTAGCTTCAGGACAATCAGCAGCCTCACAAGGTATGCTGATGCCTAAGTTAAAATACCGCTTTAGAATTCAGTTTGAAAACTTTGGCGTATCTGCTGGTACTACCGAGCTAACTAAACAAGTTTCAACAGCAGTTAGACCAACTGTTACTTTTGAAAACCAAAAGTTAGAAGTATACAACTCAAAAATTAACTATGCTGGTAAACCGACATGGTCTACTATGGCTATCAAATTACGTGATGACGTAACTGGTGCCGTTAGCAAGTTAGTTGGTGAGCAACTACAAAAGCAATTTGACTTCTTTGAACAAAGTTCAGCGGCGTCAGGCGGCGACTACAAGTTTACAATGCGTATCGAGATGCTAGACGGCGGCAATGGTGCCTCTGCTCCAACAGCATTAGAAACTTGGGAGTGCTACGGTTGCTATATTCAAAGTTCTAACTATGAAGGATTAGACTATTCACAACAAGGTGCCGCTGAAATTAC